CATTTGAATAACGTCTAGTGTCAAGAATTGAGTTCTCGTTTAGCTGTAATCCCGCTAATGCAATCATAAACGCATCTAGGTCGTGGTCTCCAATTTCCTGACTCTTTGCTTCATATGTTTCTCTACCGTTAGCTGCTCGAGACTTGATGATATAGTTTTTCATTTGCTCCACAATAGGCGCAGATATTGGATCTTTAAATGCAAGTAATCCTGTCTCCAATGCACGCTTGGTGGTTTCTACTATGAAATTTTTAAAATATTTTTTACGGATCTCGCCGGTCATAACATCGCGCAACTCTAGGGTTGATGAAAAGTTAACCGGAACAACATCTCTCAGTTTCAAGTCTGGATGATCTGCAGGGACTTTACCGAATAGGTTTACAGCAATCAGTTTTAATTGTTGAACATTTGCTTCGCCAAACCCTTCGTCTACATATATATAGTCGGGAGTGTATAGTCGGTTTAATTCTACAATCTTGTCTATTGCTGCAACTTGGGTCCACCCTTCCCTTCTTACATTAGACAGATTTGCTATGATAACCTTATGTTCGATTTTATCATATGCAATGACACATATACGTGTTCCGACCTTATCGGCATTCCAGTCGCAACCAAGAGATACTATATATCTATTCCTATTTGTAATCACATTATGAAGCGACTCAGATGTACCTATTAATGTACTTCTGTTTACAAGGTCTGTATCAAATACGGAATTATCTGATAGACCAAACTCGGCCATAATCTCTTGGATGTATGCCATCATAGATAGAGAATTTCTAAACTCTTTATCCATGTCGTCATTGTAGTGAGGAATACAGAATGATGGGAAGTGAAACTCTTTGTAGTCCTTTGAGTTTGCAAACTTGTACAATAGGCCCTCGCCCATTGGTGTAGATGTACAAATAATTTCGGTATTTGGCTTATCCATCAAGATTGCTGTAATAGAGTCGAATGCCTCTTGAGTTAGGAAGTCGGCCTCGTCAATAATAATAAGATGTGCACCCTGACCACGGACAGCGTTTGCGTTGTCATTACCGGCAGTAAATGCCTTGAATGTTGAACCATTCTTCATCTGGATTTCTTGGTACGGAGATGTAACTGAACGCTCAACAAGATCATCCCATGTTCCAATTGTGTCGCCAAGAGAACGTAGAATCTTTTTAACTACGTTTGTAAGCTCTTTTGCTTGAGATAGGAATGGTGTTACTACAAGAATTTGGTAGTTACTGTTTTGAACAAGTCGGTTAGCAATATCAATACCAAGTCCGTATGATTTACCAGAGCGGCGTCCGCATCGTATTGCTTTCTTAGACGCACTGCAGGTAATTTGCATGGATTGATACCATCTGTTAACATATAAACGTTTAGTAGGATCTTGTTGATTTACATCGATATTTTTCTCTGCCCAGTATACTGGACTCATGGCTTGCTTAATTTCATCAAGCTCATCACTGTTCATATTGGCTACAATGTTCTGATCGAGGACACTGATATCTTTTGGACCTGAGCATTTGATTGTAATTTCGCCGTATTTTCTGATTTGCTCCCTTTGGCAATTTTTGCACATATTGCCAATGTCTGTATCATAATTTTTGTGTTTTAAATATTCTCGCCATGGCATTTCATAAAGCTGTATAAGTGACGATGTCGGCTTTTTGTCATCATCACCTATGTCGCTTCGAATATGATCAACACTATTGTCCAATTCACTCATTAAAAAATACCTTTTAAAATTGCAGCCTCATTCCCAAGAATATAACCCTTATCATTTAGAGATGATTTTGACAGTTTTGCAAATGCTCTCTGTCTACTGGTTGCAAGTTGTGCTGTGTTAACTGATGTATTCCCGGTTGTCGGTGAGAATAATGAGTTTCTTATCTGTAATATTCTATTATCCCTATCTGCCATGCTTTTTGCTAAGCCGACTACTGCATCTGTGGCAAGCATTAAGCCACCACCGGTAATCAATCCGCCAACGGTACCAGTTGCAAGTTTTGCTGCGCCTCTAATTCTTCCAGCTGCGCCAAGAGCCTCTCCCGCTGTCCCTCTTCCTATTTTGCCTATAATTGGTGCACCTTTCAGAAGAGATGTTCCTGCATGCGTTAATTCTTTTCCGACACGGAATCCATATGTACCTAATGCTAGTGATGCAGCCATTCCTGCAACAGATGTAGCTGCGTTATCTGTAATAGTTGATTCTTTATTGCCTACAATATAATCGGACGCTTCTGCAAGTGCAAACATGCCGCCAATAGTAGGTGCAAGGCCAGCAAATAGTTTATCTGTCGCTTTTGTAGCTGATGAGGCAATGATGGACTTTTGATGTTTTGTCATAAGGCCAATGGAGTTCATAAGGTCGTCTCGTAGTCCATAGCCACCTAGGAACTTACCAGCTCTGCCTAAGTGGTCCATCATACCGGCAGTTGCAAATGATTCATAACTGTTAAATGCGTATATATTGTTTATGCCACCGCCTCTTATTGGCTGGGTAGAATTATATTTACTTGAACCTGGCGCTGCACCAAAGATTCGTTCTGCAGCTGTTCTATTCCTGGAGTTTGTTATCGCTTCGGCTTTTAATGCTGTACCGATTGAACCTTTGCTAAGTGGATCTGTTGCATCCATCATTCTTTTGACGTCTGCATAGTCTGCACCCGCATTCTTGCGGTATAGATTTGAAGACCATTTTATAGGATGATTACCGTGTCCGAGGCTATTCTCAAATAGGCGACGAGATGTTTTAATCGCCTCTTTTTCTTTCGTACTTCTTCTGCCGAAAAAACCATCATTTGATTCTAGACCTATTTGGTCCCAAAGTTGAGCTTTATCAATACTCATATGCTCTTCTAGACTCCTTATATTGTGCTTCCATATATCCGGCTGGAGCTACCATAGAATAATCCAATGCAGAGAATTTATTAAATGTTGGATCATTATATTGATTAAAGTCCAACCTCTCCTGCCTATCTCTCAATTTCTTAACTCTCATATCGTCATCAAAAGAGTCGCCCATCATGTATAATAATCCTCCCGCAGCGGCTAAGCCAATCGCAGGTATGCCAACTCTATGATTTTCCGGAAGTATCGATCTTAATACCTCATGACTGTTTCTGACTTTTCTATATGTATTTTCAGCAAATTCAGATAAGGTTCGTTCTGATCCGGATGATACATTAAGGTCTCGTATCTTTACCAATTCATCGTCTGTTAATTTTTCGCCACGAATTATTTTATTAAGAAGCTCCGAGTTATTGGAGTTTTCTACACCTATTCTAAATGTAGAATCAGGATTTCTAAGCAAATCCTGGGCTACTTCCGGATTGCCTTGCGCCGGCTTAATTATATTTTCTAATTCAGCATATGCTCTAGTGTTACCATATCTCTCCTTAGCCATTGATAGAAAGTTTGTAAGGCCACGTTCATTTGATATGTCTCTTGAGAACCTAGGTACATCTATATGTCCAGTTTCTCCTGTTAGCGAGTTTATAAATGGAACTTTTACAGTGTCTATCTTTTGTTTAGAATCCCAGCCACCTGATTCTTTTAGCTTCTCTATGTTGGATATTATCGATTTAGCTGCCTGCATCTCTCTTGCAACACCAGACGCTGTCTTCATTTTATTAAAAATACCGGTGCTTTCATCAGAGATATTGCCAGATATTAGTTCTTCTCTCAGGTTTGTAATTTTATCAAACAGTCTGATTTGTTGTCTGGCATCTGACAATGCGCTGTGTGTTTCTTCTTCGCCAAGGAATAGTTTTGCAAGGAAGTCTACATTATGACCCATTTCCTTATACACTTCTGGTATATGACCTTGTGCCGCAGCCTTTACAAACGTCGCTTTTGTGAAATCCATAAGGTCTGCTGCGTAGAATATTGGTAAGCCACCTTTAACCGCTCTCTCTGCGTCATATTTCATCACAGAGGCGTCTACTTTTTTGTAGGCATCAATTACCTTATCCATAGCTGCATCTAATTCTGAGAGCGTTTTAGCGTCCTTTGCTGCGGCCCTTGCTTTAACCACTTCTGATGGTGCATACAGCTTAGTTTGTCCATCAGGAGAACGCTCATACATTTGGTTCATTAATCTTGACGAAGATGAACCATCTAGGCTTGCATAAAATGCTCGTTCAAAACCTAAGTTTTGTACAAGGACCATTCCTGAGTTTCCGAATGTAAGACTATTGTCTAAATGCTTAAGTATTGCCCTATCGGTCGCTTCAAATAGAAGCTCTGCAGAGGATGGCTTTTTTCTGCCCGATATGTAAGTTTGCCATTCTTGGTTTTCGGCATAGAATCCTCTTTTATTTAGTGCAATTTTCTCGGACTCTAACTGCTCTTTCGGAGGATTAAATATAGCTTCTGATCTGTCGGATCTTGTTGCCAAACCAATAGACCATATCCTTGCTTTATGTCTTGATTTGACAACACCATCTCTTACATCCTTAATTCTTTCCTCAGGATTTGTAGAGGTTGTCTCAAAGTCAAGCGAGAATACACTGCTAAATGGTTTCATGATACCTCCTTGAGCAACTTGCGATAATCGCCATCTTTTTCAAATATTTCTTTTTCTGTAATGAATCTATACTTGGCATTGATTGCGTTATCTTTTAGATATGCAACAGCAGCCCTTGCTTTTAGCTGTACATTTATGGCCTTTTTGGCTGAAGATGGCTTTATTTCACATAACTCCATCTTTCCGGTTGTGTACAGGACCAATACGTCAGGGATGTAATTTCTTCTTAGGCCAGAGCTGTCTGTGTATGGAATCTTCATTGGCTCTACTATATATTTAATAACGCTATTATCTGAATCCATACCTTTGTAGAATGCATATTCATACAGGCTACGATATTCAACATCTTTGCCAGCCTTGCTGGAGAAGTATTTTCCAGAACGATATTTCTTGCCTTTATTAAAATAGGCGCCGTTCTTTTTTATGTACTCTTCTTTTGTGTGTTTAGGCTTTGGCAAGCTTCTTCTTTTATTATGCTTACCCTTACTTAGAGCCTTTTTGATTTGTGTCATTTTTTGAACCATTTATCACTGATGGGTCTCTATACTGCCCCCGTGTTGCAGCAGTAAGCATATCAAGCTTATCTTTAAGGGATTGACTTCCACTTCCAATGGCAGATCCAGATGCCTGTACTGCAATTTTTGCGCGTTCTTTTCTTGTTGCCATTAATGACTCTAGAAGCTTACTTCTTCTATTTTTCAATTTCTCTTTAATATTTAAGTATCTTGATATATCATCACGAGCAATCATATTCCCAGCCGCATCAAATCCCATCATATCTTCCTGACTAAAGTCTTGGTGCGTTAATGACAAGATCTGTGTAACTCTTCTTTCATACAGATCGATTTCTGCAAGTTCTGCAACCATTTGCATTTCAGTCGGACTGTCAGGTTGAACGTTAAACTCTTCGAAATATCTTTCTGTTTGACTGCGCAAGTAATCTTGTTCATAAATACATGGAGCACCAACTGGAGCCTTATTCATTTTATATAATTGACAGTTATGGACGAGCAACCCCTCTGCAAAGAAATTGGAGTTTTTGAAAACCTGAATATCATAGACTGGGAGAACACCAATAGCTTCTATTGATTCAATCTTGGTAATTAAGCAGTCTCCATAAGAATTCTCTTCTTCGCTGAATAGGTCTTCATAAACTAGCTTGCTACCGACTGTAAGTCCGTCATCAATTGATAGAAACTTGAATTTTGAACCTCTCCCTTTTATTGCAAAGAACTGGTGATTCGATGTTGCTTTGATGCAATGGCCGGCGGTAGTGGTTATTTCATACACCAATTCTTCGCCAACGTATGCCGTTGCATATACAGTGTCTTTTTCAATGCGTTTTGTCTTCGTATTGAACGAAATAATTTTATCCCCGCTTTTAATACGATCAATTCTTACTTGTTTGCCATCATGCATGGAGACCATTGAGTCTCCAGTTAAGCATGTTTCTTTAACCTTACAATTTGATCCTCTACAGATCATTGGAGAGTATGTTGATATACCACCATCGGTTGATCGTCTTAAGCTTGTACTAAATGCCAATGCTTCAGATTCTGTTAGTACGATATTCTCATATAGTTTATCATCTAACGACAATGCATCTAAATATCTAGCTCTTGTTATTTTATTGTCAACTACTTTTATACCTCTAGATGAGAACAAAATTGGAATAGATTTTGATTCTGCTTCTTGTATCATAGATACTGTTTTTTCAACTTCTGTCTTTGATTTTGTTTTCTCTTTTTCTCTCATTTCGTGAGCAGAGATAATGCCTGCAGACAGATCAAACATTTCTTGTATTTCTTTATTTGGAATAGCCATTAAACTAATTATCCTGAGTTAAATTATTATTCTTATTCTTACCATGCAAATACTAAAAACAAATAGGACAAAAATATATGCAGGTAATAGACTCGTATTATTTTGGATAGAATCCGAATTTCTATTTTACTATCAAATAATTTAGTATAGGCTAAATCATGGTCATAGGCAATAACCGGATATATGACCTAGGAACTAAATCTGGCAGTGTAACCACGATTTAGCAGAACATTTCTAAAAACTTCCATAGAATATTTCCAATACAGGAAGCAGTAAGTATTATTTGCTTAAGTAAGTTTCTCTTGCAAAATAAAATAGGAGGTAGCATTAAGCTACCTCCAAATATTATCAAATATATTTGTAGACTACAACAAGCTTAAGTATCCTAAGCTTATGTTCATTTCTCTATTGATCTTAGGGCTGCATCCGCAGCCTATGTATTATCTGTAATTTAGATCTATTCTTTATTGATCTGATTTATTCTTTTAATAC